TTGCAAATGCAGCCGCTGCTGCAGACTCAGTTAATAGTTCTTATGGAGCTGCTTACTGGCCTTGGTTACAAACTCAATCAGCTACCGGTAAAAACGTATGGATACCAGCTTCAACTATTATACCAGGAGTATATGCATTTACAGACGGTGCCGCTGCACCATGGTTCGCACCAGCTGGTCTTACTAGAGGAGGAATCGGAGACGTTATTCAGGCAGAAAGAAAATTAACTAGAAATCAAAGAGATACACTATACGATGCTACAATTAATCCAATCGCTACCTTCCCAGGAGCTGGAATTAATGTATTCGGACAAAAAACCTTACAAACTAAATCTTCTGCATTAGACAGAGTAAACGTTCGTAGGTTAATGATCGAACTTAAAAAATTCGTTGGTGATATATCAAGAACACTAGTATTCGAACAAAATACAACTACAACTAGAAACGGATTCTTAGCACAGGTTAATCCATTCTTAGAGTCAGTAGTACAGAGACAAGGACTTTACGCTTATAGAGTAGTAATGGACGAGTCAAATAACACACCAGATGTGATAGATAGAAACCAATTGATTGGTCAAATCTTCATTCAACCTGCTAAAACAGTCGAGTTTATCGTATTAGACTTCACGATTGAGCCATCAGGAGCAACATTTGGAGCATAATTTTAAATTTATAATATTTATAATAAAGTAATAAAATGGCAGTATTAGATCCAAATGAGATAATGTTTAGAGCTTTCGAGCCTAAAGTACAGAATAGATTCGTAATGTATATCGACAACATTCCGTCCTTTATGATTAAAAACGTAACAGCTCCTAACTTCGAGGACGAAGAAGTCAAACTCGATCATATTAACACATACCGAAAAATTCGTGGTAAAAGAGAATGGGGTAACATGGACATGACTTTATATGATCCGATTACACCTTCTGGAGCACAAGCAGTAATGGAATGGGCTCGTTTATCATACGAATCAGTAACAGGAAGAGCAGGATACTCAGATTTCTACAAAAAAGATTTAGTACTTAACGTATTAGGCCCAGTAGGAGATATAGTATCTGAATGGATAATCAAAGGAGCTTTCATTACTACAATGGAACAAGGTTCTTTCGATTGGGCTACATCTGACGTTGCAGAATTAAGTATTTCAGTAGCAATGGATTATTGCGTCCTTAACTACTAAGACTTTACCCGACAAGTATTTAAGACCCACCTATTATGGTGGGTTTTTTATTCCCTATATTCTTCGTAAATTATAGTAATGAACTTTACACTCACTAATCTTCACGAATTTAGTAAACATGCAGGTACGACTCTGAACTGGGTACCTAATGATGCTAAAATTGATCTAAAAGAAAGACTAAAAAATGATCCATCGAATGAAAGTTTATTACATTACAGAGATAATCCTATAGAATACACATTTAATAATTACGGCTTCAGAACAAATGTAGATTTCCATCAAGGTACTGAGGGTAATATATTTTTAGGATGTAGTCATACTTTTGGCACTGGGCATTATTTAGATAACGTTTGGTCTTATAGAGTAAATAAAAAAATAAAAGGTAACTACTTGAATTTATCTATACCCGGTACAGGTATAGGAACTTGCACTAGACTTCTTGAACATTTTAAAGATATACTAAAACCCAAGAGTATATTCTTATTTGCTTTTCACCCTTATAGGTATGAATATTACGACATATATGCAGATCAATGGTTAACTATATCACCTTCTTTTGAATGGTTAAAACAAAGTAGTTATAAAAGACCTAAAAAAAGACTACTACTTAATAAGTCTACGCAAAAACTACTGTTGGATGATAATAATATGGAGATGTACTTTAAATTACATTATAGCTATATTAAAACACTAGCAAAACATATGGGAGCACAGTTATACACTTTATCTCCTGTGAGTAAAGAAGAATACTATATACTTCGTACTGATACATCTATTAAACGAGAGATACCTTCTATTGCAAGAGATAACCACATGCCTGTGTCTGTTCAAGACGAGTATGTTAAAAGAGCACTATACAACTTTAATAATAATGTAGAACCTTCAGGGAACCCTGCCACTCTACACTTAAACCCCCCATTTATAGTAAAAGATAAGCCATTACTTTAAAAAAGTTATGATATAGTTGGCTACTAAATTTTTTATTCATATATTTATTATTAAACTAGTTATAACTAATAAAATTTATGGAACAAGCAAATAAATTTCCAACAGAAATTGTAGACTTACCTTCAAAAGGCTTATTATACGCAGAAGATTCACCCCTCAGGGCTGGAACTATTGAGATGAAGTATATGACTGCTAAAGAAGAAGATATTTTAACTAATCAGAACTTTATTCAAAAAGGAACAGTTATTGATAAATTATTACAAGCTCTTATAGTTAATAAAGACATTACATATAATGATATATTAGTTGGTGATAAAAATGCTCTTTTAGTAGCTGCTCGTATTTTAGGTTACGGAAAAGACTACGATTTTACTTATCTGGGTGAAAAAGTTAACGTTGATCTTTCAGCAGTACAAAATAAACCAATAGATGAAAGTAGTATTAAGGATGGTAAAAATGAATTTACTTTTCTTACACCTTCTACTAATGACACACTTACATTTAAACTCCTTACTCACGGTGATGAGCTAGCAGTACAGAGAGAAATTGAAGGTTTAAAGAAAATGAACAAAGATTCATCAGCAGAGTTATCTACCAGGCTTAAATATATGATTTTATCAGTTAATGGAGACGATAAAGCAGTACGTCCTTATGTAGATAATAATTTTTTAGCAAGAGATTCAAGAGCGTTTAGAAAATTTGTTAATGAAATACAGCCTGACGTAGACTTAAAATTCTACCCAGACGGTGCGGAGGAGGGCGTCGATATACCGATAGGGATTACCTTTCTTTGGCCTGACGCCAACCTATAGGGCGAGTTTATTCACGCAAATACATGAAATAGTATTCCACGGTAAAGGTGGATATGATTTTAATACTATATATAATATGCCGATCTGGCTTCGTAATTTTACCTTTCAGAAGATAAATGAATTCTTCGAAAAAGAAGCAGAAGAGATGAAAAAGGCAAACAAAGGTAAAGGAGGTTCTTCTACTCCAATGGGACCTGCAATAAAACAACCATCTTATACAGCAAAGGCTTCTAAATAATAGAGGCCTTTCCTATTTATATAAAAATATATACAAGTGGCAGTAGATTACGAAAAACAATTTAAAGGGCTAATTAAACAGTTAGAAGGACTTGATGCATCTGCTGAACAAGTAGATGGGTTGAAGAGAGCATTTGCAGCTGCTGCGAAAGAGTCTGATTTAATGAAAGACGCTGTTAAGGATGCACAAGATGCAATTATAGCCTTATCAGCAGAAGCCCTTAACATTAGCTTATCATTTAAGGACCTTTCTGCAATACTAGCAGAAAATGCTCAATCATTAGAATCAACAGGACAGTTTATAAGTAAGGTAGGGAGGAGTATGACCGGTGTGAGGAACATCACTGAAGAACTCGGCCTTGATTTTGCTGGAATACAGGATTTAAACCGTAGAGATTTAGAAAGCAAATTACAGCAACTTAAAGTTTCACGTGAATTACTTAAAACATCTTCCGCCCAAGCTACAAAAGAGTTAGAAAAACTTGAACGACTTCTTACTGAAGGAAAGGTAGGCGAAAAGATGTATAAACGTCAAAAAAAGCAACTTGAAGATATAGAGAAGTACAACTCTAGAATAGATGTAGGACTCTCAGGAACAATAGCTAAAACTAAACATCGCTTAGCTTTAGAAGGTAAGATTGAGCAAAAAATGGGGGTTACAGGTGCGTTAGTAGAAGGTACTGGAGCCCTTATGGAACGTTTAGGTATGCGTTCAGGTATTTTCCATCAAGCTATGGCAGCATCTGCTAAAGAGATGCGTAGAATGTCTAGAATCGCCGCTGATGGTACTTTGGAGGAATCATTCAGTAGAGCAGAAATAATTGCTAAGGGTTTAAATATACTAGTATCAGGCTTCGGACAGGCATTACTTAGTTTAGAAGGAGTAGGTATAGCCATAGCACAAGCATTCCTAGATGTTAATAAAGCAGCTACTGAAGCAGTACACCTTACTGGGCAAAATGCTGTATTTACTCAAGGACTAAATGATAGGTTAGCTACCACACAGCAGTATTTAGAAACAATAGCAGAACTTACCAAGCAAACTGGTATGAATGCTCAGAATATCTTCTCAAATGATGTTCTACAAGGTGCTGCCGAATTACAAAATACAATGGGACTTGCTGCCAACGAAGCAGGAGGTCTAGCAATGATCGCACAAACTACTTCTGGTGATATAGACGATGTTACTAGTAGTATAGTAGATACTACATCTGCTTTTAATAAAACTAATAGATCCGCTGTATCACAAGGACAGATACTTAGAGATGTAGCAACTACATCAGACGGTATAAAAGCTTCATTTTCTGGAATGCCAAAACAGCTTGGATTAGCAGCAGCATCAGCTAGAAGACTAGGAATGTCATTGTCTGATTTAGATAGTGTAGCTAGTAGTCTATTAGATTTTGAATCATCCATAGAAGCAGAATTAGAAGCCCAGTTACTTACAGGTAGACAGATGAATTTAGGAAAAGCAAGAGAGCTTGCTTTAAATAATGATCTAGCAGGAGTAGGAAAAGAAATATTTAAAAACTCTGCTTCAATTGCACAGTTCGGTAAAATGAACCGAATCCAACAAGAAGCTCAAGCAAAAGCTCTTGGATTAACCAGAGATCAGTTAGGTAAAATAGCATACCAAAGAGGATTAGAAAATAATATGACTTCTGAACAGGCAGCACTTGCAGCCGGAGTTAAGAAAGAAGACATGGAAAGAATGGCTGTCCAAGAAAAGATACAGTTACTAATGGGTAAATTAGCTCAGTCATTTGCTCCTATATTAGAAGCATTAGTACCTATAGTAGATTTGCTTGGTTCTATAATAGCACCAATAGCTGGTTTTATAGGCTATTTAGCTCAAGGTCTCGCATCACTCCTTAAGTTTGAGCCTATAATGTTTACTTTAAAAGCTCTAACTGCCGCCGTCTTTGGATTTAAATTTGCATCGTACATTAAAGGTATAATAATGTCATCCAATGCTATGAAATCAGCACTTGCTACTCAAAAGGCATATAATTTAGCTAAAAAACATGAGTTTAATCTCAATAAAGCAGGAAACTTAGACGGTAGGTTATCTCAAGCTAGAGCTATGAAAAATATGACTATAGGTCAAACTATAGCATTAAAAGCAAATAATGCAGCTACTATTATAGCAGACAAGATAAAAAGTATGTACGGTAAAACTACATCGTACTTATCTAAACAAATAAACCTTTTATCTACTTATATAAGCAAAAATACTGTAGTTGAACGATTAAATACTTTTGCTACAGGTATAGGTTCTAAAATTAAAAAAATAGCGGTAGGTACTTACAATTTACTTACTACTGCTTCAATACGTAATAGAATTGCAACTATGGCTTCTACTGTTGCAGAAAAAGCAAAAATAGCAGCAGAGAAAATATCTTT